TATAGAATATGAACTTTCTTGGACAAAAACCTATGTTGAAAAAGTTGGATCAGTACATGTCGCTTTTCCTGATCTAACTGACTCAAAAGCAACGCGAAAAGAAATAAAACATGGTCGAGAAAACTTAGTCTTGGAGAACGATTACCTAATCAAATTTAAAGGTGATTGGGGTCAAATTGTGCATTAGACTATATGTAAGACTTATTACGGAGAACCTATGGCAATAACAAACGGCTACGCAACTTTAAATCAAGTTAAAGCCGCACTTAGAATTACCGATTCAACCGAAGATGCTTTATTAGAAATTGCGATCGAGGCGGCATCTAGAGCGATCGACGGCAACACCGGTAGAAATTTTTATAACGCAGGAACAGCAACAAGATACTTCGCGCCCGATGATGATTTTGTTTTATTAATAGATGATCTAGCCGGAACTGCTATAACTTTACAAACAGCAAATAACGCTGATGGTGTGTACGACGTAACTTGGGCAACTGACGATTACCAATTAGAACCTTTAAACGGAAACTCAGATGGAATTGCTTGGCCATATACAAGAATTCGTGCAATCGGAGATTACCTATGGCCGATCTTAAATGGTGAAGCACTAGCAAAGATAACCGGAGTTTGGGGCTGGACTTCAGTTCCTATTGCCGTAACTCAAGCATGTGTAATTCAATCTTCAAGAATTTACAAACGTTTAGATTCACCTCTTGGTGTTGCCGGTTTCGGTGATATGGGAGTTATGCGCGTTACTCGTGATCTTGATCCCGATGTTGCACAACTAATCGGAACTTACAGAAAAGTTCGAAACGTTGGCTAGCATAACGAATATTCGCGCCGGATTAGCAACGCGATTAGCAACAATTTCAGGATTAAGAACTTCTTCTACACAACCAGATAACCCTAATCCACCAATAGCCGTAATAATTCCAGACAATACAAGATACGATGACACTTTCGGTCGAGGTATGGATACAACAACTTTTAGAATTATTCTTATCGTTTCAAGAGTTGCCGAAAAACAAGCACAGAACGCTTTAGATGCTTATTGCGCAACAACAGGTTCTTCAAGTATCAAAGCCGCAATAGAGGGTGATAAAACACTTGGAGGAAGCGTTTTCGATTGTCGCGTAATCGAAATGCGGAACTATGGACAAATTCCTATCGGAGATGTGACATACTTAGGTTGTGAGTTCGTAGTTCTCACTTACGCGTAAGAAAGAGAAAGAGAAAAAACATTATGCCGAAATTCGCAGCAACCGATTATGCGATTACCATTAATGGAAGTTCTTTTGCTACAAGTCTTAATTCTGTAGAATTAGCACTTACAGCAGATGATCTCGAAACCACTGCTTTCGGTGGCGAGTGGAGAACCAGAATTGCTGGTTTAAAGTCCGGATCTTTAACTTTAAACTTTATGCAAGACTTTGGTGCTTCTTCCGTTGATGCAACTTTATATCCCCTATTTGGATCAAACGCAACTGTAGTTATTAAACCAACTTCAAGTGCTATTGGTACAACTAATCCTGCTTACACAGCAGTTTGTTTAGTAACACAATATTCTCCATTTGCTTCCAGCGTTGGCGATATTGCAACCCTTTCTGTAACTTGGCCAACTTCCGGTACAGTTACAAGAGGAACTTCTGCTTAATAACAAAGGATAAAAAGTGTTTCTTAACCTGCGCATCACTTCGAAAAATAAATCTACTCGCGATGTTAAAGCAGAGTGGGCAGATTTTATTGCTTTTGAAGATGAATTCGATCAAGCATTTACAATAGTTTTAGACCCTAAAAAATCAAGATTAAAACATTTAACTTGGTTATCTTGGCACGCCGAATCAAGAGATCAGAAAACAAAACTTTCTTTCGAAGATTGGTGCAAAGATATTGCTCAATGTGGATTTGTTGTAGGCAACGAGGTCGAAGATATAGACCCCCTGGAGAGCAAAGCGCCCACTGGCGCTTAGTCCATCTCGCTTACGAGTTTCATATTAGTCCAGAACAAATTATTTCTTTATCGCCTAGAATTGTAAGAACAATGGAACGCTATTTGCGCTGGCGTGTTACCGAAATCAATAAACCTAGAAAGTAAAAAGTTAATGGCAATTAAAGAAGTCGGATCAGATGCCAACGGAAATATTAAATTAGAGGGTGTATTCGAGTTATTAGAGGATTTAAAAAAATATGAACAAGTCGATTTAAAGAAAAGTCTTTTTAGAGAGATGACTAAAATTGCGCAACCTATTGTTAAAGATGCACAGTTTTTTCTTCCTACACAAACAAGTACGCTCTCAGGTTGGGGTGGAAAAAATACTTCTAGTGGGGTCAATGTCGGAGCAAACGAAAGATGGAAACCTAAACAATCAGGATCTTGGGGTTTCCCTGTTTATCACGAAGCCTCTGCTAAGAAAGGTGTTCGCGCTCAGGTAGGACCAAAAGGAAAAAATAAAGGTAAAAACTTTTACACGAATTTGCTATCCGTTATTCAATCTAATGGTGCGGCAATGGTTTTCGAGTACGCTGGAACTAAATCTAATAACAAGTTTGCTAAAGCATTAGAATCTAAAGGATTCGGTAGACCGATGAGATCTTTATTTAAAGCCGTAGATAAAAATTTAAAAGAAGTTCAAGATGGTGTTAAAGATGCGATAATAAGAACAGAACAAGAATTTAACACTCGACAAGCAAAAGTGAGAGGTGATAAATAATGGCCATTATTGCCAGTATTATCTCTACGTTCGATCCTAGAGGTTTAAATAACGCAAGGAAATCTTTTTCTGCTTTAACTGATTCGAACGTTTCGGGTGCTAAAAAACAACAAGTTGCAATGAAACTTCTTGGTGGGGCTTTGGCTTCTGCCGGAGTTGCCGCAGGTGCTTTTGCAGTTAAATTAGGAGTCGATGCCGTTCGTGCGGCAATCGCTGATGAAAAGTCTGTAGCAAATTTAAATAGAACTTTAAAAAACTTAGGTCAAGGTTTTCAGCAAACACAAGTAGAAAACTTTATTACTCAGATGCAGTTTGCTACTGGCGTTTCAGATATGCAACTCCGACCTGCTATGAACCAGTTGTTACTTTCAACTAACGATGTTGCTAAATCTCAAAGGATGTTAGAACTTGCCTTAAACGTTTCAGCATCAACAGGCAAGGATTTAGAATCAGTAACTTTGGCGCTTTCAAAAGCATCTATGGGAAATTTTACAGCCTTAACTCGTCTTGGTGTTCCTTTAGATAAAACAATAATTAAAAATAAAGATCTTGAAGCAACTTTAACTTCTTTAGAAAATCAATTCGAGGGTGCATCTGCCGCAGCGGCAACAACAATGGCAGGAAAAATGTCAATTCTTACCGAAAGAATTGGAGAAGCACAAGAGGCATTAGGTTACGATCTTCTAACTGCTATAGGTTTAGTTACCGATGCGATGAACGATCCAGAGGGTTTAAGTAATGGCATAACAAACTTAGGGGATGAACTTGGAAACTTTGTAGTTGGTCTTGCTGATGGTTATAACGAACTTGTAAACTTTGATTTTGCTTCTCAAAGATTAAACGAATCTTTATCAAAAACAACAAAAATATTGCTAGGATTTTTAGCCTTTGGTCCAATCGCAATGGCTTTCGATCCATTTATAAAAGTCTTTAATTTTATTGCCGGCAAAGGTGAAGAAGTAAATAGTACTTTAGAAAATAATGCGTTAGTCGCTCAAACTTCTGGCGATAGATATTTATTATTGGCAAAATCTTTAGGTTTTGTACAAAACTCTACTGAAGATGTTATAGATGTAGAAATAGAAGAAGCAAAAGCGTTAAAGGCTGCAGAAAAAGCGGCAAAGGAAAAAGAACAAGCGTTAAAAGATTTACAACAACAACAAGAACGTATTTCTAAAACCTCAAAAGAGTTTGCAAGTTTCGTAGCCGGAACAAGTCCTAAAACAATACAGGGATCTCTAGATGCAGCCAAAGTCGCTGTTGATGATATGCGAAAAGAATTTAACGGAATAAGATCAGTAACCGAACAAACAGCAGATAGGTTTTCCGATCTTTCGGGAGTTGTTAAAGACGAATTAGGTTCTGCTTTC